GCGCTTTTTCAATAAGTTTCGGGAGTGCCTTGATAAGACCTTGTGCCAGCCCGATAATCAGCTTAACCGATGCATCGATCAATAGATCAATGTTATCAATTAGTGCGTCCACGATAGTTAATATTGCGTCTACCGCTGCAGGAATCAGCTCGGGGAGTGCGGATGCAATACCATTTACTAATTCAATGATTAACTGTATTCCAGTGGAAATAATCAGCGGTAAATTATTGATTAACAGAGTGGTAAACTGAGTTATTACCTCAACCGCTACGGGGATAAGTTGCGGGATGGTATCAATAATCCCATTTGCCAGAGTAATGATTATATCCGGAGCTATGGGAGCGATAGCCGTAATGATACCCATGAACATATCCACAATCCGTGGAGTGGCTTCTTTTATATTGTCTGCAATTGACGCAAAACCAGATGAGATCTGAGTAACCGCATCATCATTCCCAGCAATCAGAGATGCAAAACCATTCGTTATATCTGTCAAACTCGGCATAAACTCAGCGCCGATCTTATTCTTGGCTCCGTCAAATGCTCGGGTTAGATTATCCATGGAATCCGTAAAGGCTGCTGCATCCTTAACCGATGTGTCAGACATTACTAATCCCAGCTCATGGGCTTGATTTTTAAGATTTTCTGTTGCTTCGGCTCCGGAGTTGAGTAATGGCTGCAGCTCCATCGCTGATTTCCCTAACAGATCCGATGCAAGCGCAGTACGTTCTGCACCTTCGGGCATTTCCTGTAACTGAGCGATAACCGCTCCAAAAATGTCCTCTTGCGACATCTTACTTAAATCGCTGATGGATAACCCTAACTTATCAAACTTCTCTACTGAGCTTTTAGTACCCTCATTAGCCTTAACCAACTCTGTAGAGAGTTTTTTCATGCCTGTTTCAAGGATACTAATATCAGCGCCATTTTGTGAGAATATATAATCCCACTCCTGGAATGCCTCGGCGGATATGCCTATCTTTTGGGATAACTTATCAACATTATCACCATAAGCAGCGGTATCTTTTGCCGTACTTACCATTGCTTTACCTACCGCAAGAGTACCCGCGATAGTAGTGCCAGCAAGCGCCGCCGTTGCTCCTAAGCCCGTTTTTAATGCCGTAGATATTCCGCCTGTTATCTTAGATCCGGCTGATAATCCGGCTGATGTTGCCTCACCATTCAATAATGATGAAATGCTACCAGTAATCCCCTCAGCTGATGGAATTATCTGAACATATGCTTTTCCGACATCAATCCCGTTTGCCATAATATTTATCCTTAAACTCCTCAATACTGGAGAATTTCGGAGCCTGTGTTATTTTCTTATGTTGAGTTAATGATTCAAGGATGCTCGGCGGCTTATTTATGCCTTTATGTCCATCCTCTGTGTTCTGCCATATCAGGATGCTTAATCTGTCAACCGTTGCCGCCATAAGCTGATCTGATATGTTCAGATCCTGCTTTCCTATCTTCATTTTTATCCGTGAATCATTGCGTAAACCAATAGAAAGCACCCCCACCAAGTCCGGCGGGAGTGCCTTATAATTGAGTATATGATACGTTTCTGCTAAATCGCAGATTAATGCATCCTCATCGAGCCGTATCATCTCACTGAGGATAATCAGTTTTTTAGGTTTTTAATCTTATCAATGATACTTTTTAGATCATCGGTAACATCCTGCTCTGATACAATGTGATCCGGGTTTTTTGATTCCAAGTGTTTATAAAATGCCTGTTCATTATCGCCCAAAATCAACCGGACCATATCGATCGCCGCCGTAATCCTAACTTGCGGATCATCTTTTTGTGCTTCGGCAATCGCTACCATTAATCGCCAATCTTTGGTTATATTCTCATTGATATCACATTTGAACCCGCTTTTGGTTGTAATCTTCATATATTCCCCCTATATATGTGATCTTATGCGCTTATACCATTCTGGATGTAATCTCTATGGGTATCACCATCAGAATCAGGATAAGCAGTGAGATTAATCGGGAATCCTACTGCTGAACCATCAACATAAGTAATATCACCATTAAGAACACAAGCAGCATCCGGGATAACTGTACGCTTACGAATGCCATTCTTATACATCATATCGATAACCCATATAAGCTCCGGGGTATCTTTTGTATTTGCATGTACTGTAATGCCTGTAGCAAGATCTCCGCTAACATTATCAGCACCATAAACGGCTTTTAGCGCATTAACATTAGTAACCTCTAAGAATGTCATCTTAAATGTATCCGGCTTCTCAGTTACCGTGTTAAGCACGATATCACCGCCCCATGCCTTTGTGTTCTGAGTTGACGGGGTATTAGTATTAACAACACCATCCTCAGAGATATATCCAACATTCTCATATGCTGCATCAAGTTCAGTTAATGCATCTGTGGGGATAGTTGTACCTAACGGCGCATAGAATACCGCTCCACCCTCAAACGGCTTGCCAGCGGTAACATTTTGAACATTATTATTGTCCATAATATGCCTCCTTAATAATGAGTGATCTGATATACCGCCTGATAGCGATATTCTTTAGTTCTATCATCTGTATAATTATAGTCTGAGTTAAGACTTACTTTGGAAATCTCATCAAGCATGAGTAATCCGCCCATTGCGGCCTTTACAGTTTCATTTAACTCCATTGCATCCAATAAAGTACCACCATTCATGGTATTTACTATTGACTGGATAGCAATCGTTGATGTTGTGATGTGATTTTCCGTTGATGATCCTGTTTTCTCTATCAGGACATACTTATCCGGAATAATCTCAGGCCGCTCAGCATATACGCTCGTTGATATTGAATTAGACAAATAACTGATTATAGTGGTTTCGATCATTGTAGAGCCCTTAATATGGTGTTGTTTTCCAGATTATCATAATATGCTTCGGTGGTCATAGCTTCAACTGTTGCACTTGCTCTTGTCTTGCCTACCCGGTTAATAACCTCATAACCTTCTCCGCATCTGCTGCTAACCTGATTCGCAATTTGATCTAATCCCTCCTGCATTGCCGGGGATCTCATCAGCTCCGCCACACCTTCACGATTTAATTCAAACTTATACTTATCCATAACGCTCGATCATTATCTTTTTATTCCACCTGAGCGGGATATTTTCTTCAATACCCGCCGTGGGATATCCGATAGTTCGATATTTGCCCTCAAATGGCTCCGGTAATATCACCTGTGTATCAATCCATGTATGAGTATCACCCTTAGGGATCGCAAGAGTGTATTTTACCTCTTTGCCATAAAGTGATAATGCATTTGATATCTCATCCGCCCCAGGAGCTCCAACCAATACATCGGATACTGTCTCCTCAGCAATCTCATAAATCGGATGATTTAATGCATCTGTACCAATTTGGGTTTTAGTTATCAGCGTTATATCTATTCCATGGATCATCATACTGAATACCACTCAATCGTTTTTAACTGCTGCCGCTTGATTCCTAACCGCTTTAACTCAGAATCCTTAATGAATAACCCGCCTCCGGGAGATAAGAATGAACCGCTCACGGAGTACCCCATCGCTGCTTGGCTAAATTGTGTCATTGGCTCATCATGTGTTGATGTCATTAATACACGCATAGTAATATCTACGGTTACTCCAATAATGGCATTTCTCAACAATGTACCATCATTTAACATCTGATCCAGATTATAACCACGGTTCATAGCCTCTTGCCGTAATTCATCTGATACTACCGGCAATAATTCATTTGCCCGTGCCTGTTCAGCCTGTGTGAGTGGTCTCGCCAATCTTTCAATATCTGTAACTGTAGCGAATGGTGTTGTGTTACTCATTTTTTCTTGCCTCTTGTAACCTTTTTGAGAGTATCCTCTTTTTTCTCCGCAGCATTAACGGGCTCAGTAGGAGCCGGAGTTACTTGCTCCCACTGTTTGCCCGTACATACGCAATCAGATTCAAAAGTGATACCCGTAATCTTATTGCGATATACCATAAGTTTATCCTCAGGCGCTTACATCGTTTCTAACGATAGCAAATGCATCGGGAACCAGGATACCCCAGCCAACATATGCCTCACCACGGATATAGATCTGATTATGACCCTTGAGATCGCCTGCATCAGCATCGTTATCAGGATTACCATATCTGATGATCTCGATAGGCAGCTCGCGAGCGAATCCCCATTTGAAGAAGTCGCGGAAATTACCAACGATAGCGCGATCAGAGTTAGATCCGAATGATACCGTGCTATTAGTATCGATTGCGATACCATTAAGAGAATCAGGATTAGCACCCCATTTTAACTCAGGATACAGAGCCTCATAAGATGTACTGCCCTTAGTCATTGCTGCGAGTGCTGACCTGAATGCAGGAGCCATAACAACTCCGGTAACTTCATGCTCATTGCCCTCAATAAGAGCAACTGCGCTGGAGATGTTTGAATCAGGATCAGTTGAGCTATATTCTACTAACTGAGATACAACATAATCAAAATGATTGTTGCCGATCAGAGCAGAGCTGGATCCGGTACGGGGATTAACACCATGCATTGCCATAATATCAATGCCTCTTGCGAGCTTAGATGCGAATCCCTCAGCGAATGCGCGGAGATAGCCCAGCTGGATCTCATTTGATGCATAATCAAACTCATCAGATACTCTTAAACCATACTCAACCTTAACGGGAGTAATAGTTACCTGGCCCATTGTAGCGCCGCCGTTTGATTTAGCGCCGTTTTCAGCCACAACATCGATCTCTTTATCAAGAGTAAATGTCCATGCGGTCTCGCCTCTGAATGGAATCTGTGATCCGGGAGCCAGCTTAGCCAGCGATGATTTACCTCTTACAAGATTAAAAAGTTCATTAGTGAGCTCAGCGGGAAAAAGAGTTGTCCCGTTAGGAGCGGTCTGTAATACACTACCCATTTTATTATCCTCCTATGGATTGCCTGTTATTCCGTCAAGTAATGCCATATATGCCGCATCATGATTTCCATGAGCTGCAGCATTACCTACGGGAGTTGATGTATATGCTGGAGGAGCTGATTGCGGCTTCATATACGATGCAAGCAATTCCGCATCCTTTTGCATATCTTCCTTTGTTTCTCCAAGTAGCCGCGATGCTAACTCATACGGGAGTTTATGCTCGCTCG